ACCGGATGGCCGCGCCCCCAAAAAAAGAAGTGGGCCCCGTGCACTAAGAGGGCCCCGCGCACTACCTCTATCGGCCAATCAGATAGGCGAGTCATAGCTTAGTTATTTGAATGGTTGTCTTTATATACTTGCTGGCGAAGTAGTTGGCTTTGTCAGTATGTGGGACCCACTTTTAAACGAGTTCCCAGACTCTGTTCACGGGTTCCGTTGTATGCTTGCTATTAAATATTTGCAGGCCGTGGAAGAAACTTACGAGCCCAACACACTGGGTTACGATCTAATCCGTGATCTTTTCGGTGTTATTAGGGCCCGTGATTATGTCCAAGCGACCCGGAGATATAATCATTTCCACACCCGTCTCGAAGGTTCGTCGAAGGCTGAACTTCGACAGCCCTTACACGAACCGTGCTGCTGCCCCCACTGTCCGCGTCACCAGAAGCAGAATATGGGCCAACAGGCCCATTTATCGGAAGCCCAGGATGTACAGAATGTATCGAAGCCCAGATGTCCCTAAGGGCTGTGAAGGCCCATGTAAGGTCCAATCGTATGAGCAGAGGGATGATGTCAAGCATACCGGTATTGTTCGTTGTGTTAGTGATGTTACCCGTGGGTCGGGTATTACTCATAGAGTTGGCAAGAGGTTTTGTGTTAAGTCTATATACATTTTAGGTAAGATCTGGATGGATGATAATATCAAAAAGCAGAATCATACTAATCAGGTTATGTTTTTCCTTGTTCGTGATAGAAGGCCCTATGGCTTGTCCCCAATGGATTTTGGACAGGTGTTCAACATGTTTGATAATGAGCCCAGTACAGCTACCGTGAAGAATGATTTGAGAGACAGATATCAGGTCATGAGGAAATTTCATGCAACTGTTGTTGGTGGGCCCTCAGGGATGAAGGAACAGGCATTAGTTAAGAGATTTTTTAGGATTAATAGCCACGTAACATATAATCATCAGGAGGCAGCTAAATACGAGAATCATACTGAGAATGCTTTGTTGTTGTATATGGCATGTACTCATGCTTCTAATCCAGTGTATGCTACTCTTAAGATACGGATCTATTTCTATGATTCGATCGGTAATTAATAAATATTAAATTTTATTTCATGGTTCTCCGTAACTTGGAGTGTATTTACAAATACATCGTGTAATACATAATCAACTGCTCTAATTATTGCATTAATTGAAATGACACCTAAAGAATCTAAATACTTGAGAACTTGGGTCCTAAATACGCTTAAGAAACGACCAGTCTGAGGGCGTAAGCTCGTCCAGACCTTGAAGTTCAGAAAACACTTGTGAATCTCCAACACCTTCCTTAGGTTGTGGTTGAACCGTATCTGGATTGATATGATGTCGTGGTTCGTGTTGAATGCCCGGCTGTCGTGATTGATTATCTTGAAATAGAGGGGATTTTGTATCTCCCAGATAAACACGCCACTCTGTGCTTGAGCTGCAGTAATGAGTTCCCCGGTGCGTAAATCCATAGTTCGCACAGTTAACGTGAATATAGTATGAGCAGCCGCAGCCTAGGTCTATGCGCTTACGTCGGATGGCTCTAGTCTTCGCTATGCGGTGTTGGACCTTGATTGGTATTTGTGAACAATGGCTTGTGGAGGGAGACGAAGGTTGCATTCTTGATGGCCCAGTCTTTTAGTTGTGTATGTTTCTCCTCGTCTAGATATTCTTTATACGAGGATGTTGGTCCTGGATTGCAGAGGAAGATAGTGGGAATTCCGCCTTTAATTTGAATGGGCTTCCCGTACTTGGTGTTGCTTTGCCAGTCCCTCTGGGCCCCCATGAATTCTTTAAAATGCTTTAGATAATGCGGGTCTACGTCATCAATGACGTTGTACCACGCATCATTGCTGTACACCTTTGGACTCAGGTCAAGATGACCACACAAATAGTTGTGGGGTCCTAATGACCTGGCCCACATCGTCTTGCCGGTTCGACTATCACCCTCAATAACAATACTAATCGGTCTCCACGGCCGCGCAGCGGCATCCATGACATTCTCAGCCACCCATACTTCAAGTTCGTCCGGAACCTGATTAAAAGAAGAAGAAAGAAAAGGAGAAACATAAGGAGCCGGAGGCTCCTGAAAAATCCTATTTGCGTTAGCAGATATATTATGGAACTGTAAAAAAAAGGACTTGGGATCTTTTTCTTTAATTATTTGAAGAGCTTCTGATTTAGAAGAAGCGTTCAATGCGTCTGCATATACTTCGGCTAAATGCTGGCCCTCCCCCCTTGCACTTCTGGCATCGACCTGGAAAATTCCATCGTCAAGAAATTCCCCTCCCTTTTCAATGTAGGCTTTGACATCGGACGATGATTTAGCTCCCTGAATGTTCGGATGGAAATGTGTTGATCTGGAAGGGGAAATGAGATCGAAGAATCTCTGGTTTGTACATTGGAACTTGCCTTCGAATTGGATGAGAACATGGAGATGAGGCACCCCATCCTGATGTAGTTCTCTGCAAACCCTAATGAATTTGATATTCGTCGGGTAAGAAAGCGTTTTCAATTGGGAAAGGGCCTCTTCCTTTGTTAATGAGCATTTGGGATAGGTGATGAAATAATTTTTGGCATGTATTTGAAAACGACCTGCTCTTGGCATATTTTCTGTCGTTTTGGATTGGTGGACACTCAAAACTCCATGATAACGGTGGAATGGTGGGCAATATATATGATGTCCACCAATGGCATATGTGTAAATAGGTAGACTTCCATTTGAAATTTGTAATTTCAAAATTCCCAAAGCGGCCATCCGTATAATATT